ATGATATTCCCGCTCATGGATGTTTTTATGAGCTCAATAGATTCTTAGGTGTACTAAGTCTATTCGATAATCCACAACTAGACTTTCAAGAAAAGTATGTTACCATTCGTGATATAAAAAGATCAGTAAACTACACATTTGCAGATCCTCAGATGATAGTAACGCCTCCGGCAAAAGAAGTACAACTTCCATCAGTAGATGTAGAAGTAGATATCAAATGGGCTGATATCAGTAATGCATTGCGAGCAGCTAATGTTATGTCTTTGCCAGAGATAGCGATATCATCTGAAGGATCAACTATCAACTTAGAAGCATTGCATACAAAGAATCCAACTGCTGATAAGTATACTACTACAATTGATAACAATTCTAGTGGTAAGGTATTCAAAGCTGTATTCAAGCTAGAGAATATCAAGATGATGAATTTTGATTATAAAGTAGAGTTATCGAGTAAAGGTATTGCTAAGTTCACTTCACTCAATAACAAGACCTGGAAAGACGAGAAAGTCGAATTCAAGAATGGTCCTGTATTGAGTTATTGGATTGCAACCGAAACTCAACAATCTACATTTGAGTAATATATTATGAATGAATTTTTATGGGTCGAGAAGTACCGACCATCAACGATCGAGGAGTGTGTACTACCAGAGGATCTAAAAACTAGATTCCAAGCATTCGTCGATTCACAAAATATACCAAACTTATTGTTGTCAGGTTCTGCTGGTGTGGGTAAGACAACAGTGGCAAAAGCAATGTTGGAACAGCTTGGAGCAGACTACATTGTAGTGAATGGATCCTTACATGGAAACATTGATACTCTAAGAACAGAGATTATGGCTTTTGCAAGTACAGTGTCCTTTGCAGAAGGAAGAAAGTATGTTATCCTAGACGAAGCAGACTATCTTAATCCTCAAAGTACACAACCCGCTCTTAGAAACTTCATGGAAGAATATTCTAAGAACTGTGGATTCATCTTAACTTGTAACTTCAAGAATAGAATCATAGAGCCACTACAGTCTCGTTGTAGTGTGATAGAGTTTAACTTTCCAAAGAGCACAGCTCCTAAATTAGCTAGTGAGTTTTTTACAAGAGTTAAAGGTATTCTTGATACTGAACAAGTTAAGTATGATGAAAAAGCATTAGCAGAAGTCCTACAAACATACTTCCCTGATTGGAGAAGGGTACTTAATGAATTGCAACAGTATTCAGTATCAGGGCACATTGACATAGGTATACTAAGTAACGGCGCTCAGAACGCTTTAGATTCGCTCCTACCCCTGTTAAAAGCTAAGAGATTCAGCGACATGAGGAAGTGGGTAGGACAAAACCTAGACAGTGATCCAACAAGTATTATGAGAACATTATATGATGTAGCTAATGATAAAGTAGATAGTAAATCTATTCCATCATTAGTAATGTTAATTGGAGAGTATCAGTACAAGTCTGCCTTTGTAGCTGATCAAGAAGTCAACTTAGTTGCTTTCTTAACTCAAGTGATGGCAGAAGTGGAGTTTAAATAATGCCTTATATAGAAAAAGCTGGAGTCAAGACAGTAAAGGAACAACTTGACCAATGGAATGGAGTTATGCATGATCCAAACATAGATGGATTCAATGGCTTCTATTGCAAACAAAAAATATATCAAGTCTTATGGGCAGCAGAGAAGGCGCTAGTCGGAGCACCTAAGTATGCTGGTGAAGAAGAATGGCTTGAAGAAAATCATACCGACTAAGGATAGAAATGGAAGTAGCTATAATGGGTAAAGGTTTCGTTGGAACCGCTACCAAATATTTTTTAGAACAATACTGTCAGGATACTGTATCAAAAATACATGTAGAGGATCCAGGATACAGTATGTTCATATCAGATGATGACTGGAAGAAAGTTAAGTATACATTTATATGTGTACCTACAGATAATGATGGAGTCAATACACATCTTAACTTAACTATATTGATGAAAGCATTGAGAAGAGCTAAAGGTATACCAGTCATAAGAAGTACTATAGGTCCAGATTCAGTTGTTACATTAGCAATGTCTGTAAACCATGATGTACCTCTAATGCATTGGCCAGAGTTTCTAAGAGAGAAACATTGGCAAGCAGATGTAGATGATCATACTATACCAATTGTTATTGGTGGTAAGCAAGAGATGACTAACACTTTTGTAAGCTCAGTACTTCCACACAGGAATATAAACTTTGATAGAACTATTATTGAATGCTCAATAAAAGAAGCAACACTAATGAAGATATCAAGGAATGCTATGTTAGCTGCTAAGGTTGCTCAATTCAATATGCTATATGATTTATGTAGTGAATACAAATGTAGTTATGATCTCATAAAAGAGTTTTTCAAACAAGATGGTACATTAGGAGACACACATATGGATGTCCCAGGTCACGACAACGGAAGAGGTTTTGGTGGCAAGTGTTTACCTAAAGATACTAAACACTATGAACAGCTGTTCAGAGAACATAACTTGTATAGTGAAGTATTGGATTATAACAATTCAATATATCCATGAAGCCATTTGATTATATAAATTCGATTAACTTCACGAAGAAGAATCTAATGCGAGGAACTGAAAATGATGAGCTCGCAGAGAAAGGTTATGTGCCTTACATAACAAACAAAACTCTCTCATACTTTACTGACACCTTGTTATATGCGAATGAAATGAATCGCTATCACTTCTTAGATAACAAACTCCAGTATGAGTTTTATCTAAATAGTATTCGTAAGAAGAAGAGATTTGCGAAGTGGGCGAAAGCAGACAATAATGATGAGTTAAATATGATTAGTGAATACTATAAAATATCATTACCAAAAGCCAAAGATGCGCTAAAAATATTGTCCCCAGAACAAAAGCAAGATATAAGGAATAAGTTAGAACAAGGTATTAAGAATGATTAGTATAGACAGTATGGTTGAAGTGACTTTAGCTCAACCAGATGACTTCCTAAAAGTCAAAGAGACACTAACCAGAATTGGTGTTGCATCAAAAAAATCAAACACATTATTTCAATCATGTCATATACTTCATAAGCAAGGAAAGTATTACATAACTCATTTCAAAGAGCTATTTGCTTTAGATGGTAAGCCATCAGACTTCACAGATGAAGACAGACAAAGAAGAAACACTATTGCTAATTTACTAGAGGAGTGGGAATTAGTTAAACTATCAGATCAACAAAAGACAGCAGACGCTGGTTCACTATCCGCTATTAAAGTTATACCTTTCAATCAAAAGTCCGAATGGGAATTGGTTGCAAAGTATAATATCGGCAAAAAGAAATAGGGGTAGGAGTACCCAACTTGGCCGGCCTGCGAGCGGTATTCTGCCCCGACCTGTTGACTTTTAATAAAAAGATCGCATATAATATACAAAGTTATATAAATAACTATGAGTGCTCATAAGAGGCTCAAATTTAATCTTCGCTTAGAAAAGGAGGAATTATGACAATCTACGAAGAACCATTCGGTCGTATAAGACCATTCGGTGTTGGGTTTGATGAAATGTTCAAACGACTCGACAAAATCCATAACCAACCACAAGGAAATTATCCACCTTACAATATTGTAAAGTTGGACGAAGACCAATTTGTGATTGAAATTGCAGCAGCTGGTTTCAGCAAGAAAGATTTTTCAATTGATTTGAAAGACTTATCATTACGTGTTAAAGCTGAGAAAGGTGAAACTATTGAAAAAGAGTTTGTACATCAAGGTATCGCTGCACGATCATTTGAGAGAACATTTGCTTTAGCAGAACATGTGAAAGTGAAAGAAGCAACATACTCAGATGGTATTTTAGCTATTAAGTTGGTTAGGGAAATTCCTGAGGCTGAGAAGCCAATACAAATTAAAGTTAAATAACAGTTGACATTTAATCATTAAGCCAGGATAATAAGGTCGTACGTTCGTGCGGCCTTATTTTTTCATTATAAATAAAGCATACAGAATGGAGAAATTATGTGGAAAAAATTACACAAATTTATGAAATCAAATAGAATCCAAAATGTTTGGAGAGAAATTCTGGAGAAAGAAGATGTTCGGAAGAAACAAAAACGAAATAGATATAGAACAGCTCAAAGAAACGCTAAAAGTTGATGAGGGCGTTGTCTATGAGATTTATAACGACCACCTTGGTTATCCTACATTCGGTATCGGGCATCTCGTCCTCGAAGGAGACCCAGAACATGGGGCTGCTGTTGGCACGCCGGTTGGAGAAGATCGAGTTGATGAGTGCTTTGAAAAGGACGTAGAGTCTGTTATATCTGATTGTAAGAAACTACATGAAGGATGGGACGGTTATCCTCAAGAAGTAAAACAGATTGTTGCAAACATGATGTTTAATATGGGTCTTACAAGACTATCAAAATTTAGTAAACACAACGCAGCATTATTTGCTGGCGATTGGAAAACAGCTGCTGTTGAAGGCAGAGACTCTAGATGGTACAACCAGGTAACAAATAGAGCAGAAAGACTTATGTCAAGGTTAGAGAATGTCTAATTTAGTAGATGCTTTGATTTCAAAATACAAAGGGGAAGTACAAGTTGCTCAAGCAAACATTGATGGATTCCTTAACCAACCTGTAGGTGTAGCAGATCATCCAGATATGGCTGATACATTAGATGGATTAGTAAAGAAACTCAACAGTGCTCAAGAGCAACTTAGTACCCTACAATCTTTAAAAGAAGTAAAAGATAAAGAATTTATAGTAGAATAATATTATGTTAAAGTGGCTAAACGGTGACGTTAGCGACAAAGGTAGAATCGGTATAACTTTTGGTTGTATGGATTTATTACATGCTGGTCATGTAGCAATGTTAGCAGAAGCTAAACAAAATTGTGATTACCTTATTGTCGGATTACAAAATGATCCCTCAGTCGATAGACCTGAGAAGAATAAGCCTATTCAATCTATCTTTGAAAGACAACTTCAAAT